ATGGCTTACCGCAACAAAACCTATGTCTGCTTTGATGGCGATAAAGATATCCGCTACTACCGCTTGATGTGCGCATGGAAACAACATGAGGGAATTAATTTTAATTTTTATGATGCGCACGATCTCAATACGGCCCGCGACGATAGTCAAGAAACATCGATCAAGCGGCAGCTTCGAGAGCGCCTCAATAGCACGTCGGTATTCGTCGTATTGATCGGAGAGCAAACTCGGTATCTCTATCGATTTGTTCGATGGGAAATGGAGCAGGCAATTCAAATGGGACTGCCTATTATCGTCGTGAATCTAAACGGACTGCGTCAGAAGGATGCTGAGCGCTGTCCGCCCATTATCAGGGATGAGCTAGCCATCCACATTAGCTTCAACGCAGCGAGTCTTCAATATGCGCTTGAAAATTGGCCATCGAGCCATCAAAAATACCGCGCAGATGGGAAAGCTGGGGCGTATTTCTACAAGCCTGAGGTTTATCAACGATTGGGGTTGTAAGGCGTTTCTATGGATACGATCAAAGGATATCTAATTGGCACGTATTGGAGACGTACTTTTTTCTCGGCTAATACTGTCGCGATTTTCTTGTCGGCTGTTGGCTTTTTCTGGCTGATTACGGAAATATCTGCATTCATTATTGAAACATGGAAGAGCCAGCTCCAATTGGCGTGGCCCTACTTTCTCGGTGTATCAGTAACATACACACTTTGGCGTCAGCGTCCCGTCATTTCGCGGTGCGAGAGATTGGACGGTACCGACATTCGAATCGAAATCCGAATAGCAAATATCTTCTCTCTCAAGGCTGCTTACGTCATATCCACCAACACCAGTTTCGACTCGGTAGTCAATGAACAGCTCATATCGAAACGAAGCTTGCAGGGAGTGTTTACAGAGAAATTCTACGATAAGACAGAGCATCTGGATGGGGATTTGGAACAAGCGTTGGTGCATGAGGCGCTTATTGGCCAGAGGGAATCAAAGGTGGGAGGAAAAGCAGGTCTTTATTCCATTGGCACGGTGGCGAAGATTACACCAAAGGGTTGTACTGCCTATCTGCTTGCAATCGCTGAACTCAATGAACATGGTGTAGCTGAATCGAATTTTGAGGCTGTGAAAACTGCCCTCGCAGCACTCTGGAACTTTGTGTCATCTAAGGGTGGGTACGATTCACTAGCTATTCCAGTTATCGGTACTGGTCATGGTCGAATTAATACGCCGAGGGACGTGGTTATCAAGGAGATTGTCAGATCATTTGTTGCAGCCTGCTGCGAGCGAAAATTTACAAGCAAGTTGACGGTCGTGATTTCTCCCAAAGATTATCACGATCACGAACTAGATATTTATGAGCTAGGTGACTTTTTGAAGTATGTTTGCCGCTATACCGAGATTGCACCGCCAAATCGTGGTGCAGGAACTGCCATAGGATAATTCAATGCCGCCAAAAGTATTTTTAAGCCACGCAAGCGAAGACAAAGAACGCTTCGTGCTTGATTTTGCACGTCAACTTCGAGCGAGCGGAGTTGATGTGTGGCTTGACCAGTGGGAGATGAAACCGGGTGACAGCTTGGTGGACAAGATTTTCGAAGAGGGGTTGAAAGATGCTCGTGCAGTGATCATTGTTCTGTCGAGTATCAGTGTTCAAAAGCCGTGGGTGCGGGAGGAATTGAACGCTTCTGTCGTTAATCGTATCAGTCGCGGTACAAAATTGATCCCAGTCGTTATCGATGAATGTGATGTACCAGAGAGTCTCCGATCCACCGTTTGGCAGAAGGTGGATAGCCTAGACGACTACAGTCAAAGTTTGCAGCGCATCCTTTCTGCAATTTTTGATGTCAGCGACAAGCCTGCAATTGGCAAACCCCCAGCACGTTTTGCAGGTGCGGCTCCCATGATTGCTGGGCTGACGCGTATCGACGATTTAGTTTTGCGTGAGATTGCACGGCTTCAAATTGAAGAAAATAACGGGCTCGTTATGTATGAGCGACTCTGTGCAGAAACAGCATTTGCTGACGTACCTCAACAAGAATTGTTAGATTCGTTAGAAATTCTTGATCAGAAATCTCTGGTCAAAATTGCTCGTGTTTTGGGTGCGCCCCTTTCACATGTCGTGCTCACCGATTACGGATTTCAGCAGTTTGCTGAGGCTTACATCGCCGATTACCACGATGTGGTTGCCCGGATTGCAGCTCTACTGGTTAACGAGAACGTCTGTCAAAATCAAGAGTTAGCATCCCGAGTTAATAGGCCCGTTGCCTTTGTAGATTTTGTTCTAAATTTGATGGAAAGTAGTAGCCACATCAAAGTGTCGAAGTACATTGGTGGTCTATCTCATGTTTGGCAAATCTCACCATCATTAAAGCGTGCATTGCAGCAGGCATGAAAAACTTTTAGGGGATCAGTTTTCTGACAATTTTCCGATCACAGCATCCTTCCGCGCACTTCCCGCACTGGAGCCGAAGTAGTAACCGAGCACCAATCCCAGCGCCATATCCATGGTGCCCATCGAGCGCAGAACAATTTCCCGCATCTCCTGCGGTACGATGTGCGACAGGATGTACCACTGCACCGCGAGGTATCCCAGCACCACGACGGCAGCGAGGAGGCGCGGCGTCCAACTGTCGCCGGTCTTGATTTCCCGGTCGCGCGCGTTGGCCCGGTCCTCGGCAGCGATCTTGGCCAGATCGACACCGATGGCAGCCATGTCCTTCTCGAACAGCTGATCGGCCTGCTTGATGGCAAGCAGATCGGCAGGCGTGGCTTGCGTGATCGCAGCCGACACCTGTTGCTCGGTGGCATTGGGTACGCCGACTGCTTCACCGATCGCCCGGATGGCGACCCCGGCCAACCCCAGCTCTGGTGCCAGCGCGGTTGCCAGGCTCGGCGCAATCGTCGCCACCGCTTTCTTCCAATCAAAGTCACTCATTGTTGCCTCCTCATGCCATCATCGTCTTGCCAGCCTTGAAATCCGCCAGCGTCAGTCCACCCGTGTACTGGAAGTGCGCCATCTCCCGGAAGGTGGTCCAGCGTTCCGCCCATTCCAGCCCACAGGTTTCGCCGATCTCCCCGAGCCGCTGCCACACGGCACGGTCAGCGCCGGTGGTGCCCCAGACAGGTTTGCCGCAACGCAGCGGCAGTACATCGAACGCGCAGCGCCAGTTGTGCCAACTGTCCCCGGCACGGGCATTGGTCACCACCTTGCCGGGAGCGGTCCTGCCGCGCGCGTAGATTGCAGTCTGGGCTTCGAAGTCACGGTAGGTGCTAGTGGCCATTACCGTGATGCCCTGTGCCCGCAATTCCGGATCGGCGGCACACGCCGCGAAAAAGGCTTCCGCCCGTTTGCGGGCAGGTGGAGCCAGTTCATTCAAATCACGACTGTCGATCATTTCTTCCTCGCTTCCAAAGTGGTGACACGGCGGTCCATGTCGTGCATCATTTGGTTGACCAGTGCGGCATCGCGCATGGCGTCATTCCGCGTGTACCGCTCGTCGCGCATCTCCTTCACCTGGCCGGACAGGTTGTCCAATTTGCTCGACACGCTGGACAGCCACCAGATGCCAGTAGCGGTCTGGGTGACGATCGCCACGATCAGCGCCAGCGGGATTTCCTTGCCGACGTGCCAGTGTTCGCGTTCACCAGTGGTATTCGGATTCATTTGCTTGCTCCCTTCGGATATTTGGTTTTGATGGCGGCGCATGCCGAGATGTACGCTGCTTCCTGTGCCAGCCCAGCTTCCCGGACGGCGGGATCGCTGGATGCCTTTTTGACCTGCGCATCGATGTAGTCCTGCATCGGCGGATACTCGGCGACACGTTTGTCCCGATAGGCAATGGCGTCCTGCTCGGCCTGCCAGACGGCGGTTTCGGCTTCGATGGAGTGGAGATCGGGAGTCGGATCGTGTTCGTGCAGCCAGACCAGTTGCACGCCGTTGCCGTCATGGAAATCCACAAGGTGGTAATCGACGTCCAGCTTGTATTGCGGGAAGGCTCGCGCCATCCCGTGTGCGTTGATGTTTGCCATGCTTTGCTCCTTAACCCATGTAGACCATCTCAAGCTGGCAGCCGCCAACGCCCCAACTGTCGCCCCAGAAATCTGCGTTCATCGCGACGTTAGGGTTCCCCCACAGCGCCATCGTTGTGCCCGCAGCCAGATAGCGTGTCGTCTGGCCTGATACGCTGATCTTGAGACCGGCTGCCGCTGCCCATGAATAGCCGCAGCCGAAGTAGTGCGCGACAGCACCATTGAGTGCCAGCGCTACGTTGAAGGCGTTGTATGCCGCAGTCGGATTGATGGCGGTGAGCACCGCCGAGATTTCGTATTGACCGCTTTGCAGGACGGTGAAGAGGCCTGTCGCCGCGTTGTGCGAGATGAAGGCGCTGCCATTGGTGTTCACCAGTGCGGTATTCAGAATGATCTGGCTCCAAGCCGCCGCTGTCATGGTTTGCACCGCACCGGACCGGTATGCCGCATACGTTCCACGCTTGGGCGAGGTGCCCTGCGTATCCGAGATGAACTCGCAGTTCGTGCCGTTGCAGTACAGCATCGAGATTTCACCCTGGGAGATCGTCTGACCGGTACCGAGTGCGGTTTTGACGGTCAGGGTGAATGCGCCGGTGGTGAGGTTCTCCATGGCGAACGGCGGCATGTTGTTCGGCACCACCAGTATCTGGTTGGCCGTCAGTGCACCGTTTACCTCGAAGCTCGCCGCTTCACCCTCGGCCTCGGTCAGCGTATAAGTGCCCCCGGTGAGCGTCTTGACCACGTTTCCGCCGATTCCGCTCATGGCTGCGATCGGCACCCAGACGGTATTGGCGGCATCGCGCATTTTGAGCAGCCCGGTCGAGGTATCCGCCCAGAACTGGTAGGGACTGGGGGTACCCGGCGGTGTGGCTCCAGAGAAGCAGGTCTTGAGCGTATCCAGCGCGTTGTTGACGGAGGCGAGCACCTGCGCGCCCGTGCCGTCGGCAATGACGAGAGAGTTTTGAGACATGGGAACTCCTAATAGCCCTTGGCGAGCCAGTTGATGTTGCGTGCCACGCCGACACCCGCATTGGTGATCTGCACCGTGAAGCCGGTGGTCGTGGGTTGTGCCGGAAACGCGATGACGTCTCCGGCCACGGGGTTGAGGATGGTGATCTGCACGTTCGGTACGATCTGGAACGGCGTGACGAACACGACCGCCTTGCTCGCCGCCGGAACCGCCAGTGCCGTTCCGGTATCCACCCGGTCGGGCATATCGACCGAGAAGGTCATGCCGGTCAGGATGGTGGATACGGTCGGATCAGCCGAGATCAGCTTGACCCGGAAGCGGAAACGCCGGGCGATGTATTGCCCCGGTACGAACGGTCGCCATCCTTGCCAGACGAGGTTGTTCTGGGCTGTGTCGATCTCGATTGCCAGACTCGACTTGCCCGAGAAATTCCCCTGCACGCTGGCCTGCGCCGAGAACACCGGAATCGTCGACACCAGCGCAAACGGCGTATCGGATGCGGCTTGCACACCAACGGATACGTTGCAGGCTTGCGCCGTGCCGATGTCGATCTCGTGAGATACCGGGATCTGGTAATAACCGCCCGTTGCAATCCCGCCGTAATACTCGACCGTATTGGCGGCAGAGATCAGCGGAATGGCCGAGAACAGTGCCGAGCCACCAAGTTTGACGGCTTGCTCGACCGGGTCGCGGAAGGCTGGCGTGTTGCAGGTGCCAGCCCAGCCAGTCGTTGCCTCATTCCAACTGGCCACCACATTGGCAGGCAGGATCGCACCGCCGATGGTGATGTCCACCGGGGTGGCCGAATAGGCCGTCACCCCTTGGGCGTTGCTGTAGTGCGCGGCTACCCAGTAGGTACCGTTTTGCGCGATGACGAATTCGGTCAGCGGCGTGCGCCCCAGCACGATGGCGGTTTGCCAGTTCGTGCCCCGGCGAATCTCGTAATCCACCGTCCGGAAATCCGTCACCGGCTGCCACGACAGCAGTGTCTGCCCGTTGCGATAGGCATTGGACAGACCCGTCACATTCGGCAGCGGCGACTTCAACGCCGCACCGGACACGTTCCAGGTGATCGGCTGCGCCGCATCCAGCGTCTGCTTGGCTCCCCCGTAGAGGTTGAACGACAGCAGTTTGAGGTAGACCGGCGTGCCGATCATGTCGGCGGTGAACGGATACTTGAAGATTGCCTTGTCCAGCCGCGCAAACAGACTGCCCTTGTTGTGCGCACCGATGGTCGTGCCATACGCACCGCGCCGCAGGTAAGTGCCGAGAGTGTATTTGCCCACCCCGGTCAGTGTGGCCGACTGGAAGGCCAGCAACTCGCCATCGACGAAGCAGAGCGTATTCAGCGCATCGGCATTGGCTTGCGTGCCGCCGGTCAGTTGCCCGCCAGATACGGAAATATCCACCGCCAGACTGTGCAGCGTATCGGGATCACCGCCGGTGGCCATGGCCGCAGTCAGCACGCCGTGTCGCGCCTTGCCGTGCATCTCGCCCACGCGCTGGTAGGTGGCGTTGTCGCGCGACACCCACACCTCATAGCCGCCCCAATTGGCACCACCCGAGGTGGCGATCCAGATTTCCAGACCGCTGCCAGCAGTGAGCAGGTCGGGCGCTTCGAAGATCACCGGCGCATTGGCATTGCCCGGTGCTGCGTTGTAGTCGATCTGGAATCCGGTGCCACCCTGCGTGACATATTTGGCCGCACCCGCCACACCGATCGGCAGTTCCTCGGCGATGACGGACAGCAAGCCTTCGGCATCTTCCTCGATGCTGACGATGCGCACCGGCTCGCGGTCCAGTCCCAACGCGCTGTCGGTCAGGGTCACGATGTCCATCGGTTCCAGCAGCGCGTATTTCCAGGGCAGGCGGAACTCGTAATGGTTACGGACATACAGCCCGCGCTGCAGCATCAGCTGCGCGACATGCCGTGCCACGGCGAGCGTGCAGATCTCCGGTATTTTGACCGGATTGTTCGGACGCAGGCCGTAGGCTTCGATGTTGGCCTGGTCCTTGGCCTCGGCGATCTCCGGGTTGTAGTTGTTCGCTCTGCTTACGAATTCCACCTGCACCCGGTTGAACGCGTCCGACTGCGGTGTGCGCGTAACGATCACCGGATCGGAGCCGGTATCGCCGATGAAGTCATCGTCCGTCAGGTCGTAGAGCGGGGTGAGGCTGGGAGTGAAGGTCACGCCATTGCCGGTCACTGCCTCGTCGCCATAGGGGATGAATTTCAGCACGCCGTCGGAGAAAATCACCGTCGAGTTGCACGCCTTGAGCCACTGCGTGATCCATTCGGCGGCGGATTTCTGTGCATCGACCACCGGCGACAGGAAGATGCCATTGGCCACGCAGTAGTTGGAAAACTGCGTCATGCTGCCGAGCTTGGCAGCCGGAAACAGCGCACCGTAGCTGTCGTTGGTCAGGAAGTCTGCAATGAAACTGGCCGGATTCGCATCGACGATGGTAGCGGAGTAGCGCAGCTTGCCCGCCATCTCGTAGGACAGGTTGGGCAGATTGGCGCTATTGCCGAGATCGAAGTTGCTGGAGCAGACATAGGCCAGGTTGGGGTAATTCAAATCCTGCCCGGCAAAACTGGTGGTCAGGAATCCCCATGCTGCCTGACCGGGTGTACCGACGTATTGCGTCAGCCGTGCCTGCGCCAGCGTCATCACGTTCTTGCCTTGCCAGATGCGCTGAATGCCTGCGACCTGACCTTCGCACAGGCCGATCATCAGTCCCGTGGTGTAGGTATAGGTCGTGTTGCTGCTGGTGCCGCCACCACCGCCCTTGCCACCGGCGCTTTGGGTGGTGGTGTGGGCGATCGGCGTGAAATTCCCGTACCAGATCAGGTTGCCGGAGATGCGGTTCTGACCATAGAGGATAGGGATCGGATAGCCGAAGGCCGAGGTCTGGAAGCGGATTGCACCGAGGCGTGTTTCGCTGGTGGCAATGTTCTGTCCGCCACCGCCGAATAATCCGCCCATGTTTATTCCTTGATTCGATAAAACCTCACTGGCCGACCGGCCAGATCTTCTTCATTCGCGCTGCCGATCACGACGCGACCCGCCGGACGCCACGCATGAATGATGGCGGGCCAGTCGGTCACGATTACCCCGTGCGAGAACGTCCGCCCATAGCGCCAGATCGCGATGTCACCGGGCAAAGGGGACTCCACGACATCGCAGTAGTGCTCCAGCCAGAGCAGGAAACGTTCTTCCTCCCGGTGCAGCATCCAGTCCATCGGGTAGTCGCCGGTATCGAAGGGGGCGATCAGTCCAGCCTCGGCATACACGCCGATCAGTAGCTGGGCACAGTCGACACCGGCCCCTTTGACGCGCGCCTTGTGGTGATAGGGCGTGTTGAGCCAGCCGTGTGCTGCCTCGATCACGCGGGCGCGCTGTGCATCAGTCATGCTCATCACATCGATGTCTCGGGAACCGGGATGTACGGAAACCCCCGGAAGCGGGTTTTGTTGGCGAACTTGCCGGTGCAGGTGGCCTGCGATTTGTCGCAGCCGGGCCATGCGGTGAAGCTGTCGCCGATGGCGGGAGCATTCGGCCAAGGTTGCGAGAACAGAAATGCCCCTGACGTAAAATCCCGCACCGTGCGTGTGATGCCGCTGTTGGCACCCGAGGTAAATGTCACCGTTCCCAGATCGAACCAGTTGGCCGCATGCGTCAGCGCTGACGGGAACCATGTCCGGTTGGCTCCCCCGGTCACTGAGCCGTTGACGGCATAGGCAGCGCGGCTGATGCCGCAGCCGGTGTCATACAGGGTGTACAGGCAGCCCGGCGTGTACAGGTTGCGCGGCATCCTGACGTTGAGCAGTTCCAGATCGGACTTGATCTTGATGCGCGCCTCGGTGCGGCTGACCTGCACTTCTGCCACCCGACCATTGAACAGCGTGAGCGTTTCAGCGACGGTGCTGCCGAGATTCATCCAACCGCGTTCGAGTTTGAGCGATGCGCCATCCAGCACACCGCGCTCGACCTGAGCCAGAAACGGCAGGCCGTTCAGGAGATCGGCGGTCGAGGCGAAGATGGAAATATCCAGTGTGTCGACTTCCAGCCCCGCGATCCAGCGCACCCGGCTGCGCTTGAACTTGAGCGAGGCGCTGGCATAGACGTTGCCGCCTGCGGTCAGGTCCAGATCGAAGTCTGTGTAGCGCAGCACCTGGCCACCGATCAGCGTCAGTGTGTACAGGTCCGCCATGACATAGGCGTTGCCTGCGCCATTCAGCATGGCGAGCAGTGCGGGTGTGGCGGTTTTCATATCAGATGCGGTTGGGCGTGAGAGAGCCGATGAACTCGACCTTCTTGGCTTCCCACAGAGAATTCATGAACTCGTTCAATTCCATCGCGTCCTGCAGGAAGCGGCAGCGGTAGTAATAGTTGCCGGTCCAGGTCAGGGCGGCAGCATTGATGGGCGCGACGGTGAACGTCACCAGTCCTGTGGCACTGATGGTGTAGCCGGTCGCCTGTAGCACGCCGTTTATATAGATCGAGGGTGCGCCGTTCAATTGGCCCACGGCTTCCAGATTGCCGCCGTAGCTGCGGACCAACTGGAATGCGGTCTGCACGCCATTGCCCGTGCCAAAGCTGTGCGCGGTGACACTGTTGTCGTTCGGATCGCGGTACAGGAACGAGTCGAACGAGCCGCGCACATTGTTGTAAAACGCGACCAGTTGCTGCAATTCCTGATAGGCCGTGGCCTCGCGCAATACCTCGAACTGCAGGCGGAAGGTGTAGAGCGGAGCCGACATCCATGCCGATCTGAACTCTTTGCCTGACACCGCTTTCTGAATACGGGTGGCCCACTGGGGCGAGCGCGCAACATTCCACGCCAGCCCCGGCAGGGTTGGAAACACCAGATTGCTCATGGTTGGTCAGATCGTCTTGAAGTTTCTGGCCTGCGCGCGCAGGGAATCGGCGATGAGGCTGCCGTTGTCCATCAGGAAGCGCTTTACGCCCTGCGTGTCGAAGGTCGAGAGTTGGATGTTGATCGGCTGCTGGCCACCGTTCGCTGACAAGCCACGAATGGTGTCGGCATGCTCGGCAGGCAACACCATTTCGCGCTCGTGCAACTGCGTCATCGGGTTGAGTCCTGCCGGAATGTCGAAGCCACCGGCAGCGGACGCGATCGTGTTCTTGGCTCCCAGCACCATCGCCATTACTGCCGCAAAGGCGGCAGCCGCCATCGCCCAGCCTGCGAACGGAATCGAAGCCTGCGACGAGGCCGCACCCGCAGCCGCACTGGCCGCCTTGGCACCCACTTCCACGTTGGCGGTGCTGACCGCGATCGACTTGGTGGCCGTGGCCGCCGAAGTTTCCAGTGTGGTGCGCATGGACGTTCCGGTGGTGGT